GTCATCACTATTTTTGTTACTAGTATTATGGAGCACAGCTATGGAAGATAAAGATTTTGTATGGCCTTTTCCTGATAAGCCATTGCCTACTGAGCCACTAGATAAGTTACCATTCAACCCTGACAACGAAGAGGATGCACCACTATGACTAGAGAAGACATCATTCGCAAAGCTGAAGAAGATGAGTGGATTGAAATAATTCAATTCGTTAAGTTGGCTGTGTTACAAGAGCGTGAGGCGTGTGCAGGACTTCGTAAAGAAGTAGAGCTACTAGGTAAACATTCAACAGAATATGAAGATGGGTTTTGGGATGGTCTGCAGAAGTATGAAGACTTAATAAGAGCAAGGGGACAAGCATGACAACCCATTACGGCAAAGATGCATTGGATACACTTACTAATAACGCACCAGACTTTGAGGAACTTGACGAGGGTATGCAGGGTAAGTATGACCATGCAGATTGCCCTAATGGTGTTGACAATCGACAGCGTTTGTACATTAAAAATGTAGATGGTGCTTACCTATGGCATTGCCATAATTGTGGAGATAGCGGGTATTACCGTCAGAAGGAGACAGTTAGTCGCATAAAGAGTGCAACAAAGACAGCACTAGGTCTACGCACGGCATTACCGACATACGAAGAGTTGACAACGGAGTCAGATTATGATAAGTTTAGAATTGAGGGGCAGTTGTGGTTAGGGCAGTATGGGTTTGATAAGAGCATGTGTAGACACTTCTTTATTAAGGAAACTGAAGATGGCATAGTGTTACCCGTTATGAACCATAAGGAATTGGTAGGTTATCAAGTAAGAAGATATAATAAAACACCTAAATATCTTACTTATAGTAAACAACATTTTAGTTATATAGATAACTATGAAGACGCATTTACTAAACCATTAGTTATTGTAGAAGATTTACTTAGTAGTTATAAGTTACGCTATGCAGGTTATCCTACATTGTGTTTACTCGGTACTAAACTTGATCCATCAGCACATACTATTGTGCAGAGATTTAGAAAGCTGCGAGTTATTTTGTGGTTAGATGACGATACAGCAGGACAAGTAGCGGCTAAGAAACTATTTACAGAACTATCACCGATAGCACCTAACATGACTGCAATTTTTAACCATCAACCAAAAGAACTACCCTTGGATGTTCTTGTAGATATGGAGTTATGAATGAGCTATGACATTGACTTACTAGTTGTTACTAGTAACAAAGACACTTACAATAGATTTAAGGAACACGTAAAGAAGCACAACGTATCACCAATTACAATGGAGATTTTTAATGTACTAGGTGAGTATTGGGACAACTATCCGGCACGTACAGAAATTAACTACTCAGAGTTTCGTACATTCTTTTCAATTGTGAAGGGACGTAAGGTTAAAGACCCGTCAGCATATGAGGTTGCATTTGATAACCTTAAGGATGCACTAGACAAGCCCTCACCAATTGTGAAGGACTTGTTAGGCAAGTTGATACAGACAGACTACGCTACACAAATCTACGATGTATGCCTGAAGATTGGTACAGGTATGGGCGGTGATCTTGAGAGCATTGAACCTATGCTTAACGCATACAAGAAGGAGATAGGCACGACAGTAGAGAAGCAAGATGTGTTTGTTAACCCTAGCTTGTCATACATATCAGAGACAGTTGCGACAGGTGGGTTACAATGGCGATTGAAAGAGTTGAACGTAGCACTAGGCCCATTGCGTAAGGGTGACTTCATCATTGTAGCGGCACGACCGGAGACAGGTAAGACGACATTCACAGCGAGCGAAGCAAGCTACATGATGACTCAGCTACAGCCAGATGAGCATGTGATCTGGATTAACAACGAGGAAGCAAGTAACAAGGTTATGATGCGTGTGATACAATCATTTCATGGCGTTACGACAGGGGACTTACTAGGTAATGCAGACTACTACGAGGAAGAGTTTATTAGTAACGGTGGTAAACGATTCTTAGTGTTGGATGACGACAGTGGCGTTAAGAGTGCAGTTAAAATTGCACGTTTGTTTAAAGAGTACAAGCCCGGCCTCATCATATTCGATCAGCTTGACAAGGTGCATGGTTTCAAGCAAGATAGGGAAGACCTACGCATTGGACAGCTATACGAGTGGGCACGAGACATTGCGAAAGAATATTGTCCGGTCATTGCCATTAGTCAGGTAGATGGAACAGGTGAAGGCGAGAAGTGGATTCAGATGAACCAACTACGAGGCAGTAAGACAGATAAGATTGGTGAGGCAGATGCCATTATCACGATTGGCAAGAGTAACGAACCTGCTATGGACTTACAGCGTTTCATACACGTACCAAAGAATAAATTGTTTGGCGGTAGTGAAACACTTGAAGCACATAGACATGGATGTTTTGAAGTTGAAATTGAACCAGCAAAGGCAAGATATGTCAGCAAATGGAAAACTAAATAATGGTGATGTGTTTCTAGACAAAGACGGTGATATACGTGTTTATGCTAAGAACACATGGGATGCATGGTATCCGATTACAATCACAAAAGAATACATGTTTATTCAAGAAGCTAGGGTTATGAATGAAGTACCGCATGAATTTAAATTCTTAGTTAATTTAAGAGAGTTGTTGTTAACTATTAAAAAGGAAGTACAAGATGAACCTAGTAATTGACCTTGAGACAACCATTAGATGCCCAGTAGGTAACAATACAGGCAATCCTATGTGGAGAGGTAACAAGGTAATTGCTTGGGGACTTAAGGCAATAGATGGTAGTCATGCCCATAAGTATGACAAGGAAGGGCTAGACCTAACACCATTACGTAACTTGTGCGACACAGCAGAACTTGTCATTGGTCACAATGTTAAGTTTGATTTGTTGTACGTCTATCGTGATACTAGTAACACATTACCACGTATCTGGGACACACAACTAGCGGCCTACTTACTCAGTGGTCAGCGTCACTTGTATGCATCGTTAGATGAATTGACAGCAGAGTACATTGGTAAACATGCGCTGAAGGATGATCGTATCAAGGCCTATTGGAAGAGTGGCATGGACACTAACGAGATTCCTAAAGAAGAGTTGATGGAGTACCTTAAGGGTGATGTAGACAATACAGCAGAGATATTCACAGCACAGTGGGCAGAAGCAGAGGCACTAGAGATATTGCCCCTGATGTTCACACAGATGGATGCATTGCGAGCTACCATTGAGATGAACCGTAACGGTATGCGAGTTGATTGGGAGTATGTTGAGAAGCAACGTGATTGGTATGCTTCTGTACTAGAGGAAGCACAAGCCGCAGTAGCTAAGACAGCACCTGACTTAGATACAGCTAGCCCTAAACAATTATCGCTATACTTCTTTGGAGGCGAGGAGAAATACAAGGAAAAGATTGATGATGGATTTTATAAGAACGGTAATGTACGTAGTAAAATTGTGGAGAGAATTCGGAAAGTTGATGGAAAGTATGCCCCTAAAGGGGAGTTAGGCAAGAGTGGCTATTACTCTACTGACGATGCTGTATTGAAAGAGTTACAGGCTAGGGGTGATGATGTAGCAAATGATCTTCTGCTCATTCGTGAGTGCAGTAAGATTAAGGACACCTATTACGAGGGTTTACTTGGCTTACGTTTCCCTGACGATAACATCTATCCTAACCTTAACCATTGTGCAACTAAGACAGGTAGATTGTCAGCTACTAATCCTAACCTACAGAACCAGACAGATACAGGCAATGTTAAACGTGCCTATATCAGCCGTTATGGTGCGTCTAAGGGTAGCATACTAGAGCTTGATTATAGTCAGCTAGAGATGGTTGCACTAGCCTACTTAGCTAATGACTTAACCCTCATTGATGATATTAATAACGGTCGGGACATGCACCGTGAACTTTACAAAGGAATGTATGGTCGGTATCCAACTGACAAAGAACGGAAACCCTTTAAGCGATTCAGCTTCTTGCTTGTTTACGGAGGAGGAGTTACTACACTTATGGCGCAAAGCGGTTGTGATAGAGCAACTGCTAAGAAATTTATTAACACATTCTACACACGATACACAGGAGTTAAAAAATACCATGAAGAAATAGTTGCAAAAGCAGAGAAGGATGCAGTAGTTAGCTATGACCCAGAGAAAAGTGGGCCAGTGTACACATACTTCCACAACAGCCCTACAGGTAGACACTACATCTTTAACAAGTATCCCAACGAATACAAAGGAGGTCTGTCATTCAGTCCTACCGAGTTAAAGAATTGGCCTATCCAAGGGTTTG